AAAGACAACGATGAAGTCCGCTTCCAAGCAGCCTTCAAAGCAGGTGTCCAAATCGCTTACCCCGACTTGGTTGTAGACTTCCGCTTGACCTAATGTGTAGGGGGGAGGGAAACCTCCCCTCGCTTTTTTGTTCTCTTGAAACTTAAAACCCAAATACACATATGTCCTGCTCCTTAACAACTGGCTACGCCCTCGGCTGCCGTGATTCCGTAGGTGGAATCAAAACAATTTACGTCCAATCCTTCAACCCAACGGGGTCCTGCAATGCCAACCTTTCAGGTGCGGTTACGGGCTTCACGGGGTACGCTTCGGGTGGGTTCTTCGAGTATGATCTGACCAAGGCCACTTCGTCTTTGACGGAAACCTTGAATGCGAGCATCGAGAACGGCTCGGTTTATTACACCCCCGAAGTAACGTTCACCATCAACAAACTGCAAGTCGCAGTCCGCAACGAACTCCGCTTGCTGGTACGCAACCGTGTCATCGTGATTGTCCAAGACAACAACAACCGCTATTGGTTGTTAGGCTCTGCCAACGGCTTGGAAGCAACCGCTGGAACCGCTGGAACTGGTACTGCCTTCGGGGATAGAAGCGGCTACGAGTTGACGCTTACCGGGATGGAACCCGACCCGATGTTCCTGATTGCATCCACAGTCTTTTCACCATCGACTGCACAGATACTCGGCTCGTAGTATCTTTGACTTAGGTTTTCATCATCTGAGGTTTGAGAGGGGCAGTCAGCAATGGCTGCCCTTCTTATTTTTACCCCATGAAGATTTGCATTGTCTATAACGCCCATCCAACCGGGTGCAGTTACTACCGCCTCGAAATGCCGAACGCTTACCTTGGCGACAACTACCCGGAGTTTGACTACGTCTGCGTCGAGAATATCACCACGATCAGCGACGAGGGATTGAAGTCGATTGACCTGTTCCTGTTCAGCCGTCTTTGGTGTCAAGGCACGATGGAGCAAGTGGAGAACGTGTACAAAGCCCTGACCCAATACGGAGCGAAAGTCATCCTTGACTTGGACGACTACTGGGTGCTTGAATCGGGCCACATCATGTACCGCCATTACCACGAAACCAAACTTGCAGACGTTATCCGTAAGCACATCAAATTGGCTGACTGGGTTACCTGTACCACCGAACACCTTGCCTCTCGCATACGGCCTCTAAACGCCAATGTGAGCATTCTGCAAAACGAACCCTACGAAGCCTATCAGCAGTTCATCCCGAATCCTGACGAAGAACCCGACAAACATCTCGTCAAGTTCGGTTGGTTCGGTGGGGCGCAGCATGGCGAGGACATGGAACTGCTCCGGGAAGGGATGCAGAAGTTACGCTGGGATGCAAACTTGGACGGCAAGTACCGCCTCTACTTGGGAGGGTGGAACGACAACAACCCCGTTTACGAGGGCTACGAGAAAATCATCAGCGACCAAGGCAACAACCCCAATTACGGACGAATCCAAGCAGCGGATATTTACTCCTACGTCGGTGGCTACAACTTCGTGAACGCTACCCTTGCACCGCTCCGGGATACCAAGTTTAACAAACTCAAGTCCGAGTTGAAGGTGGTCGAGGCAGGGTGGATGAACAAAGCAATCATCGCAAGCGAAACCATCCCCTACACGGACGTAATCAAGCACGGAGAGAACGGGTTTCTCGTGCCTTATAACAAGCCCAAGGACTGGTACAAATACATCAAGCAGTTGATTCTTGACCCCGACCTACGCAAAGGCTTGGCTGACAACCTCACGGCCGACATTAAGAAGCGGTTCAATGTGGCCGAAACCGCCAAGAAGCGGGCGGAGTTGTACAGGCAGATTGGGCGCAAATTGTGAAATAAGGGCGGTCGGTACATTTAGGGGTAGATGCTTTACCTGAACCCTGACACGACCAACACCCTGACGGTTACTTGGACCGAGCGAGCCAGTACCGGGGACCGCTACATCTTGCGACTCACGAGCATTGCCAAGAACACCACGACGGACTACACCCTGCTGAAATCCGCAAACCTTTCTTCCTACACCAACCGCTATGACCAATTTTCGATTGCCGTGGGGTCGCTTGAAACAGGCTCGTATAAGTATGAAGTTTACGATACCAATAGCACGGTTACCGCTGCTTTGGCGGTCGTTGAAACGGGCTTGGCATTTATACAAACCGCAACGATAGGGTTCAACACCTACGCCAATTCAATTACTTACAACACCTATCTCGCATCCAGCGTGAGGGTATTCGATTCAACCTTTGACCAATCCTTCGCATGAGCGTACAAACACGAAGCGACCTCCAAGCGAGTGCTGCTACCATTACTAACGAAACCGCTGCCGGGGCGAACACCGCATCCCGTGTTGGTGGCCTATTCGACGACCTTGCTGACACCGCAACGCTTGACCGGGAACGGGGTTTTGCAAACCTTTACCTCGATACCGACACGGCCTTCACCCCAACGCAGGGGCAAAGGGTCAAGTTGACAAGTGCGATGAAATCAGGCGTTTTGTCAACCTACAATTTCTCACGAACTACCAACTCGCTGACCTACACGGGAACAACGGGTGCGACCCTTCGCATCGCTGCATCCATGGTCTTGGCGCAGGGCAACAACCACCAAATCAAGGTCTATATCGCTAAGAACGGCACAACGATTGACCAGTCAATGACCGACATCACAACGGCTCACACGAACGGCCATGCGATTTACACGGAGGCTTACGTTACGGGTGCGGTCAACGATGAGTTCACCATCTACATCAACGCAATCGATAGCGGTGGAAGTATCGCAATTTCAGCCCTTTCATTTACAGTTCACACCCTATGAGCAAGTCAACGCAGCACTTCACCCAATGGCTTGGGATAGAACACAAGGTCCCTGTAATGCTGGAAAACCGCTCCGGCAAGTACATCACCTACGGCTTTGCCAACGAATACCCCTACTACCTGCTTGACAACTATCGCAGGTCGTCCAAGCACAACGCTATCGTTAACGGCAAGGTGAACTATATCATGGGCGGAGGATGGCAGGCAGGGGATGACTTGACCGTAGAGCAACAAGCCCGGTTCATCAAGTTTTTCGACGGACTTTCCAGCACCGAGGACCTCAACGACATTACCGAGAAACTGGTGTTGGACTTGGAGATTTTCAACGGCTTTGCGGTTGCGGTTACTTGGTCCAAACTTGGGACCATCGCCAAGATGGAACACGTCCCGTTCGAGAAGATTCGGGTGGACAAGGAGGAGAAAATGTTTCAAGTGGCGGACTGGTACAACGACGACATGATGCAGTTGTTCCCAAAGGTGGGCGACATCGAGAAAATCCCTGCATTCGACCCGGAGAATCGCCTCGGAAAGCAGTTGTTTTATTACAGGGTCTACGCAGCAGGCGTGAAGCACTACCCGCTCCCCGAATACATCGGAGGGAACGCTTGGATTGAAGCAGACGTGCAAGTGGCGAACTTCCACAACAACAACCTCCGCAACAACTTTTGGGGCGGTTACTTGATTAATTTCAACAACGGCATCCCGACCCCCGAAGAGCAGGGCGACATCGAGCGTCAAATCAAACGCAAGTTCAGCGGAACCGACAACGCTGGTCGCTTTGTTGTAACCTTCAACGACGATGCAGCCAAGGCCCCGACGCTGGAACCGCTCACTCCGTCCGATATGGACAAGCAGTTTGAAATCCTGAACAAAGCCATCCAGCAAGAGATATTCATCGCACATCGTGTAACGAATCCAGCGTTATTCGGTGTCAAAACCGAGGGCCAACTCGGAGGAAGGACTGAATTAGTCGAGGCTTACGAACTATTCAAAGCCACCTACGTCAACGACCGGGTGCGGAAAGTAGAGCGGATGATAAACTACTTGGGATCCTTTAATGGCGTTGAGGGTATGGAACTGATCCCGGTGGAACCCATCACGGAGCGACTAAGCGAACAAGCCTTGTTGCAGATTATGACCCAAGACGAACTTCGGGAAAAGGCAGGTCTGCAACCGCTTGAGAAACCTGCCGACGTGGTTGGGCCTAACCCCCAACCCGACGAGCAACCGCAAACCGTGGAAGCATTGCAGAGCAACGACAACATCAAGAAATTATCGGGCCGTGAGTACCAAAACCTAATGCGCATCGTCAGGCAGTATATGCAAGAGAAAATCACGCTGGAGATGGCTCGGACCATGCTATCAGCCGGCTTCGGTTTGTCTGCCCAAGAGATTGACACGATGCTCGGAGTGCAGTCCCAAGAGTTCAGCGAGCCTCAATGGGGCGAGGAAGACGACGAGGACTACGGATGGGGCGACGAAGAGTTCAAGGTCTTGGAGGTCGTTGCAAGCAAGTTCGGGAGCCATGCCGACGATTACCATGTCATGCACTCGAAGCCGATGCGGTTCGATGCGAACATAGACGAAAACATCCGCTTGGCCTTTGCCGAACTGGGCGAAGAAGAGAAAGAGTTGGACCTGAAGATTGAGGCCTACCGCAAGAAGAACCGGGACGCATCGGTTGAAGAAATGGCAAAGGAGTTCGGGGTCAGCAAAGCCAAGGTCGCCAAGCGAGTCGCCTACCTAATCACAAAGGACCGCTATCCTATCAGCAGGGCCGTCGACAAGATAGCCGAGCAGAACCTTCCCAAGAACGTGAAGGAAGTTGCCGAGCCAGTCTTGGAAGTCCGCTACAAATACGCTTGGGCCACAGGGTTCAGCAACAAGGACAAAGGCTCCAGCCGTGAGTTCTGCAAGGTCATGCTGGACTTGGCCGGGCAGGGCAAGGTTTACACGAGGGAGGACATCGACGGGATTTCTGCAATCATGGGCTACTCGGTTTGGAACAGGAGGGGCGGTTGGTATCACACGCCCAGCGGAGTGAACAGGCCCCAATGTCGCCACGTATGGGAGCAGCAACTTGTAATCCGTAAAGGCAATAAAATCAGCAAGGCATGAAGGCACTATTCATAAGCGAAGAAACGCTGCTCGACAATAGCATTATTAACGAGAACGTCAGTTACACGCAGATACGCCCTACGGTCATCAAGGTGCAGGAAATGCGGATTCAGCCAATCGTTGGCTCTCCGTTGTATGGGGAACTGGTAAACCAAGTGGTCAGCGGTTCAACCTCTGCCCTGAACCAAACGCTCTTGGAGGACTACATTCAGCCGGCTATGATTCAGTGGCTTTACTACGAACTGCCCATGGTCCTTGCGTTCAAGTACATGAACAAGGGCATGGTCCGTAGAACAAGCGAAGAATCAAGCCAAATGAGCATGGAAGAGATTACCCGGCTGACCGATAAGGTCAAGAACGATGCCGAGTGGTACTCCGAGCGAATTACCCGTTACCTCATGGAGAACCGCAATTCATACCCCTTGTGGAACTCGCCTCCGTCGGCATTGGATACCATCTACCCGAACGCTACGAACTACCGCACCGGGATGGTCTTGGACCGCAACAGGAGGATGGGAATCAGCAACCTTGACTACCCCTATCCCTACGGTCAATTTGGGGCGTGTAATGACTGCTAACGATGGGCGCACACAAGAAGAACATACTGAAACT